GTACTACCATCTGTCCAAATTGCTACTTGATTTGCAGTTGGTGTTCCACTTATACTTACATCACCCGATGCTACCTCAAAAGCATACCCCCCATTTCCATCAGCAGTTAAAACGTGTCCATCATCAGTACTAGTTATACCCGATATGGCATTTGTACCATCGCCTAATAATATACCCGTTAATGTTGTTGCTCCCGTACCTCCTTTTGTTACGGGTACGGTTGCTAATGCTATAACACCCGTATTTGATATTGTTGCATCACCACTAATTGTAGCAGATACTGATTGATTACTAGCGTTTCCTAGAAATATTTTAGCACTATTTAAATTAGGTACTGCATTTGTCCTAAATGCTCCTAGCACCGTCAATGCTCCTCCATTTCCCCCTTTAATTACTTTACCTATCTTTTGTATTAAATTAGCCTCTCCCGTTGGTGCAGTATTAACCAATCCACCCGCAGTTGTGGAACTTACAAATAATTCATCTCCCGTATCAAAATCTCCTATAGTACCACTTGATGATAAATTTAATCCCGTTAACTCACCACTTGTTATACATTCACCCTCATCGTTAATATTGTTAAGGTTTTCTTTCATTATACCAAGGGCGGGCATTTTGGTAGAATCACTAGCATTTGCCTTACTTACTTCGGGATTAGCACCCGTTCCTCCACTTATATATACAACATCACCTTTTGATAACACCTCGGCTGCTTTTACTTTTTGGAGCAAAGCACCATTTATGTCACCATTAAATTGAGCAGATGTAGTTATCTCTAAATCAGTTGTGTTTCCTTGAGTTAAAACTTCTTGTAATGTTGGTGTATCAGTAGAAACCGTTTGCCAACTTAATGTGCCATTAGAATCCGTACTTAAAACTTGTCCATCAACCGTACCATCATCACTAGGAAATGTGTAAGCATCATAAAATCTAATTGCATTAACCGCTAAATATAAAGGTAAGGAATTACCTCCTCCATCAGAAATTTGGACAAAAGTTCCCGCTGCTCTTGGTGAAAATGGTGCATTGTCTATAGATTTTAGTAAACCTAAATAGCTATCCTTTATTTTATTTCCCGTTAATGTCGCCATGTGTTACCTTTTCTTTTTAAGTGCTTTTTTTAATTCGTTCCGTAAAGTTAACTTATTCTGAAATACTGCTGGGAAGAAAAATGGATGAGGCTTAGTTCCTTCTTCCATTATTTTTCTTATGGTAAAAAAAATTCTTTTTTGGTCGTATCCCTTTGATTGAAGATATTTGGTCAAATTATTAATCCTATCTCCCCCTTCTCCTTTTGCTCCTCTAAACTTATTTGCATAAGAATTTAATTCAGATGGTGGATTTGCTTTCTGTTTTGTACCAAATTCAACAAAAGGAGCATATGGGGCATTTACATATAATACCGCACTACCACCCTTTTTAGATAATTTATTTTTTTTCTTAAAACTGCCTAATAATTTACCCGTATATACAGAAGATTGTCCATTGCTAGTTTTACCCGATAAAAGATTACTCTTAGCATCTTTCTCAACTTTATTTATGAATTTAACAACCGCCTTATTTATTCCTTTTTGTTTAGCTTTTAAAGACCTATCAATTTGTAATGCAATTTCATTTCCGTTATGTGAAATTTTAAAACTCATTCAACTACACGACAACTTATATCAACCATTCTTTGATAAACTTCTTGTGCTGATATAGAGGTAATACTATATTCCTTACCTCTCCACAAAATAAAATTAGATTTTGATATAGGGACTTCTAATTGAGGATTTCTTATTCTAAATACCCAATCACCCTCTAGAATATTTTGAGTCCCCGTAAGGTCTTGTAAATCGTTTCTACGTTGATATATGTCTGCCCATACCGTAAGAATAACAGAACTTGTATCTAATGATTTTTGTCCCGTTGTACTTGTTATATATTCTCGTAATTTAACTTCAATTCTTTCTCTCATTATATTACGATAGGTTTGTATGGTGACATTAATTGAATTGTCTCTGTTGGAGGAATTGTTGGTGTATCCTTGTCAAAGAAATTTCTATTGTTGTCATACATAACCTTAATGTAAGCAAGAGTAGCAAACTTTATCTCACTAGGCACACTTCTTCCATCCGATGTATAGTATATATTTACCGTATCATAACCTTTGTTAAAGCTTAATACCGTACTTCTTGCTCTACTATCAGCTAATCCAAAACTAGAATAATCAGAAGATGCATCAAATGTCCCACTAGCATCATTAATTTCATAAGTTATGGAGGTTAAAGTTGTTACGGGACAAAACAATAAATCAATATATTTTTCGGAGGAATTGTATTGCATTACAATATCCCTCTTCTTTAAAGTTTGCTTAAATTGTCTTTCGATATAAGATGCAGCAGCATGATACATATCAGTTAATAACGAATCATCTGTACTCGCATCAACTTTTAAGTAATTTTTTATTTCTGTTAAGGTCAAGTATGAATAACCACTTGCCTCACCGCTTGCATCTGCAATCGTATAATCAATCATCTCCTAATTCATCTATAAGCCTAGATTCTTTCCATCTTTTATCGGCTTCTTTACCAAACTTTTCTGAATACTTAATTCTTAAAGAATCAATATCACCAACCTCTTCTTCTTTTGTTTCTTTCTCTATCTTTAATTCTTTGGTCTTAACAACTTGCTTTTCTTCTTTTTTAGGAAAATTTAATGTTTCCATTACTGCTTGACCCGTTCTTACCAAATGTTGTTGATCTGATCTTGAATATACTTCAACAACTTCTCCAACCTTATAATCTCTGCCTTCATGTAAAAAAGCAGACTTCACTTTCATTTTTGCCATTTTTATTTTGTTTTAAGTAAATGTTCTAAAATTTTATTATTTAAGGACTCTATACTACCTAATCTGTGTCCTATTTCATTTCTAAATTGTTGGTCAGATGTACTATTAACTTTTACCTCACCCTCAATTTCAGTAACTTTTTTTTCTAAACTATCTAATCTACTATCGTGTTTTTTCAAGGTTGCGTTTTGTTGCTTATCAATATATTTATGTCCCACAACTGAACCTCCAGCACCCGTTGCTCCAACTCCTAATAATGCCATCAATTCTGCCCAATGCTGAGTAAGCCATTCGTTCATTCTATTGTTTAATAATATCTTGCGCCTCGTCTAATCCAATTTTACCCGTAACTGCCATGTATATAACACCTACCGCCACCACAAGTCTAATCACTTGCTTAACAAATCTAGGTGTTAATTTAAATTTACCTTGTCCTCCTTCGGGACTTTTTACTTGCTCTATAACTTCACCAGCTAATGGTACGGTTGATTCAATTATATTTAATAGTACTTTAAACATCTTTTTTAACAAAGATAAATAAAAAAAGCCACCCCTTTTAAAGGTGACTTTCTAAACCAAAAAAAACAAGAAAAAATTACATATATTCTTTACTCTGAATAACAGATGTCATTTCTGTTGGTATTTTATAGCCTAAAAGTTTATTTAATTTATTAATATCACTAAGAAATATTTTTTCTTTATTTAAATACTTCTCTATGATATCGCTTACTTCTCTGATTTCTTTTCTGACACCAATAACTTCTTCTCTTAATTTATAATATCTATTTTTCATCTCTTAATTGTTTAGCTTTTGATTCATACCACCTAGCCTTAGATAAATCCCTTTCTATGGGTTCATTTGGCTTAGTTCCTACTCTCATACGATATTTAAAAGATGTCATTTCACAATGCTTAATAAATGCATCCTTACCCCAAATATCAATCATCATTTCAAAGGTTTCTTTACTACCTAATTTATAATGACTTGGATTTGTGTAATCGTATTCTTTATCCATATAACAATTCTAATAACAAAAAATATAAAAACAAAGAAAAAGGGATGCAAATTGCACCCCCCTTTCCAAAACAAACACACAAAAAGTGGTTTATGCATTCATACTTGCAATAGCACTTGCAAATGTTCCGTGTACAAAAGCATTTGGATTGTGAATAGGCAATGCTATTCTTTCCGTAGCTTTAACGGTTACCAAATCCTTAATGAAATTGGCTTCATTTTGCTCTGCAAAGGCAATTTCCATTCCCTCTCTTTGTGCAAGTGTAGCACCTTGTGCAAAATCTCCGATGATAAATTTACCCTCAGTTACTGCATTACAAACAACTATTGGAATACCCAACAAAGTAAGTACACCATTTGTAAATACAACATAATTAGCATTAGCATCTTTCCTCAAGAACATCTTGTTGTAATCAGAAGAACTAACCATGATTACATTAGGAGAATACTCTAACACTTGTGCTTGGTTCTTGGCAGCAACCAATACATCAAACTCATTTGTATAAGCAGATGCACCAGCACCAAAGAACTGATAGAATTTACCACCCGATGTTTCATCGAAAGCAGTTCCTCCACCAGCAGTCATCAAGCCTTGCAAATTAACCCCAGTGCCAGCCCCATTGAGGAGCTGATTGTCCTCGACATTCATTACCTTGGCTGGTAGCCTTGTAGAAATATAAGAAGATAACTGAGGTATGTCATTTAGCATTTCCTTAGTTAAGGTCATGTACGAACCAATGCTTCTTACGGGTGCATCAACTGCATCCAATCTAAATTCAGACTCACCATAAGCAGAACCTTCTATTCTAGCAGCTGCATTATTAGTGTAAGCAATCTCTTGTACATAACGTACCGTGTTGCTAGATGTTGGAATTGTAGGTAAGAAATCTCTTACTCGTACGGTTCTTGTTGGATCAAAATAAAATCCACTCAATACAGATGCTGGTACGGTGTTACCACTAGCATTCAAACTAGTCACCATAGTAGCCTTAATATTTAAAGTAGCTTTATTAGCGTTTCCATTTAAAAATGACTTAAATTCAGCATTTTCAGATAATGAATCTTTAAGTTCAGACTTAAAAGTTTTAGCTGGCGCATTAGCCAAAGCCTTCTGAGATTCCATTTCCATTCCATCAATACGAGTATTTAGTTCAGAAATAGTTTGATCTCTTTTTTCTATTAATTCCACGACTTCTCCCTTGAGACTAGCCTTGTAATCATCACCCATATTTTTTTCGATTGACTGACCAATTTTTTGATCAATCGTTTGCTCAAGACCATCCTTGATAGCCATAAGCTTTTGATTAATTTCTTCCATTATAATTTTAACAAAAAGTTATCTAATTCGTCTGCTATTTTTGTGCTTTCGACTGACTCCTTTTTTAGTTCAGCATTCTGAGACTCTAAAAGTATAAGTGAAGATTTTTCACGTAGCATTCTTAGTTGAAATTCAATTAAATGAGGATTGTCAAGTTTACGACACATTTTTATCAACTCGTCAAATTCATCTATTAAATTATCAACTGATTTTGTCCCTTTGTACTCGGTTACTTGAGCCAATGGGTTCGCTGCCAATGTCACTAAAGAAAATTCAAATAATTTAATTTCCTTAATGTGATTATAATTACCGACAACTTCTTCCTTTATTGGAATAAATCCAACAGAAAATTCTTTTAATATTCCCTCAGACACCATTGTCTTGACATCTTTGCCTAAAGAACTATTTGATATTTTAGCCTCAATATATAAACCTTTGTCATCTTCTTTCATAGACAATGGCTTACCAATTGGTTGTTGCATATTATGCTGATAAAGAAAAGCTATGCGTTCTGAGTTTTCTTGTAGAGTTTTAGCGTAAGCACCTCTTGTAATTACATCATTGTCGGAATCGACATTATTGAACATTGATGCATATCCCTTGATGACTCCTTTGTCATCCTCATCATCCATTTCATCGAAATAATTTCCTTTAAACTTTAGCATAAATTAATATTTGCACCAAAGATAAATAAAAAAAAGAGCATTCATTTCTGAACACCCTTTTACACAATATTTCAAACATAAAATATATATGAATCCACCACAAATTCACATACAAGACAAAATTACACAACATATCCTAAATAACAACGACAATTCACTATTTCTTTTGCTGGTGCGTTAATATCGTGCGGATGTTTCATTAAACTACCGTTTACATTAAAGAAATCCTCTAATGGAATAGCGTTACTTCTTGTGTAAAAAGATGTTGCCTCAAAATGACTATCTCTTATCCTATCATCCAAAACACCTACCCAATACTTTGCTACGGGTTTTTCTTTAGCAATCTTTTGCATTGCATATAATTCTGCTGATGCTTGAGCAAAACCTAATTCTGTTGCAGAAATAACCTTGGCTCTTGGTCTGTTGTTGTGATTTTTTAATTTTTCAAAAATATCTTCTTCAGATTTACCATTTCTTATGACCGTATTAATTTGGTCTCTAGTTGCTTTGACAAATGGATTGCCAATTGTAAACCTAGAAAGTAACACAGAAATCATAAAAGATGTCATTATAAGATTATCTGTAGATACACCACCATACTTATTACTATATCTATTGTCGGTGTATATTCCCACATCGACATAACCATCTTGTAATAATTGTTTAAGATCATCATTGTTAATTAATAAATCCCATCCCGAATTAATACCATTTAACGCTAAGAATAATGCAACATCATTATATGTTTCATCTAACTGCATTTCAACCTCTAAGGCATACTCCTCAATGTATCTTTGCATTTGGCGTTCTGTACCAAGTAAAAAAGGAATATCACCCAATCCTTCTTTTAGGTACATACTCCTTCTTGCTCTGAAATTCTTATTTAAGGTAGGATAATCTAACTCATGGCTACATCTTGAAATGAATGAATTGTAATCCTCGTAGAAATTAGGATAGCACACACTTTATTTGTTTATATAATCTGATGTATCACTTAATACTTGTTGTGATGTACCTCCAGCCTCTTTTGGCGTAACACCATCAGATATTGGAATGTAATTAGCCAACATATGTATTTCGTCCATTTCTTTTTGCTCAATTGGCTCGTATTGCATAGCTGCTCTCTTCTCGTT